TGTCGTGCACCATCATGCGATTAGTCGCAATCTAGTGATAGACCTTAGTACACCAGTACTATGATGCAGTATAAAGAACGACTCGATGTACGCCCGGCTGGAGGGGTTTCAGTTCTCACCTTCTGCAATTTTGAGAAGGTGCCCTGGAATCCCCCGATACCGGACTCTGAATTCTTAACGTTCACGCGCCCGGGTTATACCCAGGAATATGAACGTTTCTTTGGAGAAACGCGATCCGATGGTCACTACCGCAGAAACTGGAAACCCGTTCAGCATTATGCTAGACGGCTCCAGCCTTGGGGTGATCTCGGAAAGACGTGGTTTACATACAGTTGGCTTCACGGAACGGCTTTAGGCTATTTCGTGGGAGCTACAGATCCGTCGCGTCTAGGGATACTGCTCCCGTTTGACGACCCGGCGGTCTACGTTCGATACGGTAGCTTCGGAGACCATATAAATGGTCTTCCTAGTTTGACCGAAGAGCAACCTGATGGAGGATTTATACCTCCACCCGTTGGTCTCGATGTCCTTACTCAGAGAGCCTTTGGCTCAATGAAGCTGGATATCAAATCAGAGATTAGCGCCATCAATTCGATTATCGAGCTGAAGGATTTTGCTACTCTTCCACGGTCCATCGCAAATCTATGGTCCTTTGTTAACAAGATTCCATATTTCGCAAGGAATGTGAGATCAGTTATCACAGGAGTTACAGGTGCTTTCACCTATAACGTTGGTGGAAAGAAATTCACTGCCAAACTCATTGGCGCCAAAAGTGGCGACACATATAAAAGGATCAGAGAGAGCTTTAAGCCCTCTGATGGTCCTACGTTTGCGGAAGCTATTGGAGTCGGGGCGGACGGTTACCTGCAAACGCAGTTTAACATCCTCCCGTTGTTCAGAGACATCAGCCAGTTATGGTCTGGTGTCAAAACGATTCAATCCAAGATTAACGATCTTGTGAGTCGTCAGGGGAAGCCTAGGCTTAAACATTTTACCTTAAGCTACCTTCCAGCATTACCCACTTCTCCGACCGAGGTCGAGACGTTCCTACTAGATGGCGGGCAGTTTACTGCTCGTCCGCTAGCAAACGCCTTAAACGTCGAGCGGCAGGTAATCGTTGAAAGCCCTTCCGTATTCCATGCGGAGTTTGAGTATAATTACTCATTCTCTAAGTACCAGGTTGAGAATGCTCAACTGCTTGGTCTTCTAGACATGATGGGTGTTAACCTTAACCCCGCCATTATCTGGAATGCCATTCCCTGGTCCTTTCTTGTTGATTGGGTCCTCGGCGTAAGCCGGTGGCTCGCAGGAAGGAAGGTCCTGAACATGGAACCTGTGTTCAACTTCACTAGGTATCTATGGTCGATTAAGCATCAAAGGCGCATACGTGTGTCCTTCTGGTCACATCAACACGCTAATGGTGCCGGATCGATCGATAGAACGTACTTGCCGGATCTGTATGAAGAGGCTTATCGCCGCGACATTACTGTGCCGGTTCGTAATCACCCCTTATTCGGGGGCTCGCTGGACTCGAAAGAGATCAGCTTGGGCGCTGCACTTGCGATTACTCGTAAGCGTCGCGTCATTTCCCGTGTGTGAATTTACACACAAACCCTTGAGGAGGTTTTCCTCTTTTCACTCACATTAAGCATGTTACCAAACACACTTAACACCAACGAAATCAAAGACTCCGCAGGCACTGAATATGAGTTTACTCGTTTCGGTACCTCACTGACCGATTGGAAGAAGGTAAGCGAGTTGCCTACTTTCCCACATCGGATGTCGATCAAACACCAAGAATCGGGGACGGGGGTTACCCTCCGTCGCCGCTCGGTTATCCGATTCGACACGACCACTACTGGCCAGGTTGACGCCACACAAGTAGCACGTGACTCTGCGTATATTGTTCTCGATCATCAGATCGGTAACCATACGACGAACACGGCCGCGAAAAATGTGTTGTCATTCCTTGGTAGCTTCACGTTCACCCTCGGTGGAACGTCCACGTTTCTATACGATGGAACCGGTAATGGCGCAGTCGCTCTGTTGGACGGCACTCAATAGTGCTAGTCGAGGCTTTCTAATGCCTTGAGGAACTGGTCCGTTTCTAACTGTGCCGGCCCAAAAGGGTCTGACACAGAGACGAGGCGGATCTTTCCCTTCAATCCTTTCACGAGCGTGATACGTACGAACTGAAGTTCGTTTACGTTTAACGGCGCCCCTCCGCGTATTGCGGATATGCGCTGATATAACTCATCAGAATGATCTTCCTTGAGTAGGACGTGCCACTCCGTGTCTGCAATGCTCGATATGAGCAAAGCGGACTGGAGTATCACTTCTGTTCCGGGCATCAGCTCTGGTGAGCTTGATGATGTTGTGGTGTTTTTATCCATAATGTCGTCTCGTTCTCGTTGGTTTTGTCATGAAGTGTGTACATGCTCTAGGAGGTATCCCTTATGGGAACCAATAAGAGCCTAGATAAGATATATTATCTCATCGCTGCACTCCTTCATGATGCTCACGCGTCATTGGGAGATGTGTTTAACACACGTAGCTATCGCAATACCTTGAGAAGGGTACAGCGTAGGTACGCTCTTGAAGGACCCGGATTTATTTGTAAATCCCTTCCCCGTCTTGGTAAGCACTTTGATCAAGTACTTGCCGGTCAACAAACAATGGACCCTTCCTCCTGTGGCTTCTCGGCCATTAGAGGGAGTAAACTTCCTAGGTTTCTAGGTGAGCTATTCCAAAGAGTGTTGTCAAAAGACGGTTGTGTCCTTCCCGATCCTGACGCAACTAGCGTTAAATATATACGACAGATCCTATTTGTCTTCTATAAGTATGAACTGTCGTACACTGAGGAACAAGAACATGAAGTCATCCAAGCCTTTAGGGCTACGGAAAACGACCTCACGAACCTCGCTCCACGCTTCGCAGCAATGCGACGCGAGTTGCAAGAAGAATACTCGTGCAGGCGGCCCCAGACGAAGGATAAAAGCAGTTGTGCTTACCTTCCTCCTGGTGCTAAACCTGTTAAAGTACTACGAGAAGCTAGGATCCTGTTATACAGGCTCTTTCGCTCCTTTGATCCGTCAGACATACGACCTCGTCACGGCCCTGGAGTAGTTGCCACTCGGCAACGCCTTTGGGAGAAGTACGAGTTCTCTAATGTATCCGATAGAATCACCGCCGTGTACCCGTTGGATGAGTACTTTTACGCGTCTGCGGGACACGTTGTTGATAGCTATCGCGAGATGTTCGCGATTACTTCAAGGGACCTACCAGCGCGAGTTATTCTCGTGCCGAAGGACTCTCGAGGACCCCGCTTGATCTCTTGCGAGCCCGTTGATTTTCAATGGGTTCAGCAGGGGTTGATGCGGACCTTGGTTCAGCATATTGAGAAACATGCCCTGACAAGGGATTCCGTGTTTTTCACAGATCAAGTACCCAATCGAATAGCAGCTTTATATGGCTCGCAAACTCGACGGTACGCGACCCTTGACCTTAAAGAGGCCTCGGATCGTGTAAGCCTTGACCTGGTTCGCCTACTATTTCCAGAACCTCTTTTGAGCGCTCTGGAAGCATGTAGGAGTCTTCAGACGGAGCTTCCGTCTGGTGAAGTTATCACCCTAAATAAGTACGCACCCATGGGATCAGCTTTATGCTTTCCTGTGATGGCACTTACTATATGGGCTCTTCTATCAGCTGCAGCACCGGACGCGTATTCTCGCGAGAGAATACATGTATACGGCGATGATGTTGTTGTACCAACTGCTTACGCAGAGAGCGCAATGACCATACTCGAAGCTTTTGGGTTGAAAATCAACCGTGCTAAGAGTTGCTACCAAGGATCCTTTAGGGAATCCTGTGGCATGGACGCCTTCAACGGCGTCGATGTTACTCCAGTACGTATTCGTACTGTGTGGGATGAATCGCCACGTCCTGACACCTATGAGAGTTGGATTTCATATGCCAACTCGATGTATCATAGGGGTTTCCTCACAGCTCACGAATTCATAGTGAGTTGTTTACACTCCGTTTACGGAGATATACCCGGCGAGGACATGCATTTGGCGTGTCCTTCGCTCTGTGGGGTAACAGCACGACCTGGAGCGTTCAAACGGCGCATGAACCGCGACTTGCAAAAGTTGCAGTATCGTGTTCCAGTCTGTTATACTCCGATTGTCGAACATACTCTTCCTGGATGGCTATGTCTGCTGCGATTTTTCGCAGAGGGATGTAGTCAAACAGAAGTGCCGACTAGTTGGTCTACGAGGGACCCTTCTGAATATTCAGAAGATTCTCCCTTTTCTGTCAGTCAGTATACGAAGCGAAGAGCAAGCATTCTTGCTCTGCGCTGGCGATGAGAATAGC